CTTTATATAACAAGCTCGAGCTTAAAGATCCAGTTCCAGCTCTAATCTCAATAATTTCTGCAATGTCGTCTTTAGGTCCAAAATTAAAAGTTCTTCCATCAAACTTTCTATGTTTTCCTAAAGGCCCTTTACCGAAAGCAATTGATTTTCCTTTTAGTTCTATTGTTTCTGATTCACTCATAAAATTACTACCTCAGCTCCAACTCCAAGTTTTTTTATAGTTTCTTGCGCAAATGCTATTCGTTGATTAGTATGAGCTAAAGCTTTATTTGGCCTTTCATACTTATCTTGAAATACAATAGTTGCTTCTTTAACTGTTTCAGCTTTTCTAAGTTTTCCAATTCCTAAATACGGTAAAGTTTCTAGCTCATACTTTACAAATCTAATTTGTGTTTCAATAAGTCTATGAGATTGACCAATGCTTGCAGCAAACTTCATTAATTCTCCAAACCTATCTCCTGCTTTTTTGGCAGGATTCCATTGCGCAATTCCAAACGATCCTTCATTTTGAAATCCAGAAACAGCAGCTGGATTAATATCTCCACGATTAGTAGTAGCTCCTGATTCTACACAAAAATTACCTATCATACCTGCAGCCTGTTGCGGCGTAAATTGACCACCAGCTGGTGATATAAAAAAATTAAATGCTTTTTCAATATTTGTATTTCCATTTAATTCTATAGTTACGTCATTAACAACTTCTTGTACAGTATTTCTTTTAGTTTCTATTTTTGGAATAGATCCTAATACTAATGGCAATTGTGAATTTCGACCATCTAAAAATATTCCGAACACTTGAGCTCTAACTTTTAATTGTGAATTACTTCCTTGACCTGAACTGCCATCTTCAGTTACAGGTATGTTAACTTGAGCCCATGGCAAATCGTCATCAGGTATGTCATTAACATCTGCAGAATGTAATCCCTGTATTCTTACTTTAACTCGATCTAATTTTAAAGGATCTATATTATTAACAACAAATCCTATAAACCATCTTGCATTATCACCGTAAAATTCTTGCATTATATATCAGCCTCTACACCTAATGATGCAACTCTTCCACATATTAACTCAGAAGTTATTTTTTGGCCATTAAATACGTGCTTAGCACTCATAACTATATAATCTCCAGATTTTTTTAAATCAAGTTTAGCTACTTTATTTTCAATTACTGTATTTGTATCTAAGAATCTAATACGAATAGTTTTACCAATTGTGTAGTTTGCATCACCTGTTAAAAATTCTCGTCCTCTTACAGTAATTGTTATAGGTGATTTAGTAATAAATTCTTTTAATGAATTTCTATTTATGGTTTTTGTTTGACCTCCGCCTGTAGGTTCATCATTATAACTTTGAAAATTAGTCCCAACTGTCTCATATGCGCCAGATGACGATATTTGAGAAAATACTTTTGAGTCATAACTTCCAATTTTTTTATCTTTAACTTTAAATTCAGGTGAATGATTATATCTTGAATTTTCTCCGCCTAACAATTCTTTTGTAATAAGACCTTGAAATACTTTATCGACGTCATAAGAGATCTCACTAGGAACGCCTCTAAATGTGTCGTAAAAAACGTATTTAGCTCCAACGTTACCGTTTCTCATTATTTTAAGTAAATTTTCTGTTTTACTGTATTCATATTCTTCTATTAAATAATGTTTTATTTTGTTACTAGTGGATGCACTTGGTGCATAAGTATATGGCGTTTCAGTGTTTATAGCTTGTTGAGTTAACATTTTTTCTAAGTCTTTTAATACTAAATTGTCAGTGCCTAATGTAGAAAACAAATAAAAAGGAAGACCTTCTTTTGTACTTGCTCGTTGTGTTAACCACAATGCTGCTTCTATAGGATGCAAATTAGGAATTATAACTTTCATATTTTGTATGTCGTCACTGCCATCAACCATAACTTCTTTTGTTATATGATTTTCAATAACTTTTTTAATCATTTCTGAAGGTGATCCGTTATATGATTTATTAACATTTTGTGCTGAAGATTCAAATACATGAAATTCAATACAATGTAAAAAAGCAATTTCAGTTCTTTCGTCAACACGTACTACTTTTTCAATTTCATCTACTAGAAACTCTTTTGTAATATCATGACCAGTTATAGTTTCTTCTAACTGCTGTATTGTAATTGTTAATTTTTCTCCACCTTGGAAATCAATCTGTTGCAACAGATTTTGTTCTTCTTTAAATGAAAGTCTCATTGTTAAATATGGCTTTTCTATATGCTCATATATAATCATTTCTGCTACAGCAGCCGTTATTTCAATTTCAGTGTCAGTTCTAGTTGAACTGATTACTGCTTGTTTTATAAGATAATCGGTACCTGATTCAATACTGTTTTCCATTTAGCCTCTTATCGATTTTTTAAAACTTGAAACAATACTATTAATTAATTCTGGTTTAATTACTTTTATTTGTCTTAAATTTGAATTTACATTAAAATATATTTCTTCGAATGTTTGACCAGTTAAAAGCGCGCCTGGACCAACTGTTGGATCTATATCAACTATTTCTCCATCACCATTTATATAATGACTTTCTGATAAATATTCTTTTTCACTTGAAACAGAAACTAAATTTTCTTCAGTTCCTTCTGAATTAATAGATATATAGTTTTCTCCTGAAGTTGTAAAAGTAATATCACCTTCTATGAATATTTGCCCTAAGTTTATATTTCTTCTAATAATTTTTCCTGATTTACCAGAAGTGTTACCAGTTATAGTTTGACCAATTTTAAATTTATTAGCTAAATCACTATCTCTAGTAGTTATTGTAGTATTAGGAAAAGATTTACGTATATAATTTGTAAGCTCATGGTTGTTTAAAGGCCAACCTTGTTCTCTTAAATTATCATTAAGTAAGTAAAAAGTCCAATAATGAAGTGGCGTATCATATAATTGAATTGAAACTTGATCTGGTCTAAAACCTTCTTGTATAGTATGGCCATTAGCAAATGTAACATTATCTTTAACTTGATCAATAACATCACCGTATAGAGATATATTTTGAAATACAACTTTATCGGTTTCGTTTCCAAAATTATAATTTATATTATCAAATTCATTAAAATATAACATTAGAATCCTTTCTTTATATCCGCTGATGTGAGTGTTTTATGTTCTACAAAGGCCATCGTAATATCTATTTCGTTCGGCTGGCCATCTTTACGTAGTCCTCCTCCAGTAGAATTAGTGGTTGCTGAAAAAGTTCTTAAATAACACTCTTTAATTTTAGGAAACTTTTTATTAATTCTTCCATTAAACTTAAATGCAATCTTAAATGCATTTGGAAAATGATAACCTAAATCAACACTTGATGTGCCAAAACTTACTGGAAACCCTTCAGGATATAATTCTGTTCTAAAATGTTTTATTATTTTTTGTATGACATCTGCTTCTTCAGGCGATGTAGGTATTAATTTAAATTGAAAAGAAAATTCACGTATGTTTACTCCTTGAAACACAGCTCTTACATTAGGATTTACTGTAAATCTATTTACTAAAGCTACAGCATTTCTTAGACTTGGTACTGGATTAAATCTAGAGTTAACTTTTGCGATTGATTGCTTCATTGCGTTTATAGCAGCTGGTGTTGTTTTTTCTTTTCCAGTAATTGTATCAAGTAAAGCTTTACCTTCTTCTTTCAATGCACCCATTGCTGCTTCCATGCCACTCATTCCTCCTTCGAGTCCAGCCATTACTGAAGCTCCTGCTTGCCCTAAAGATGCATTTTCATAACCAACACCGTCTAGAAAAGCCATACTTGGCGGAAAATATAATGTTATTGCTGGTGCGCCTTTTTTAGGAAAAAATACAGCTCCAGAATTTGCAGATTTGCTTTCACCTTTAACAGCAGCTGCTTCAGTTGCAGTGTCTTTTCTAGCCATAAAATTTAATGCAGCCGCATCATCACCACCAGAAATTCTATTAGCTGCAGCTCCGTCATCACTAAACGTTATTGGTTGATTTGTTGCGCCTAAAAATGCGGCATTAGCGTCGTTTGCTTGCTGAAATCCTGTATTCATTCCTCCGAAATCATCCACTTTACCTAATCCAGCAGCTTGATTACGTGCGTCATCTGCGCTTTTAAGCCTAGCTTGTTTTAAATTATCGTCTTGTTGCTTTGCATGTAATTTATCTGTAATACCTGCAAATGGAGATTTATATTCCATAGTAGTAAATGTAACAGTAGATGCATAAGCTGGATTACCACCAACGTCAAGAGGATATTCTAATTTTGAACCTCCACCGCCAAAAGCGCTAAATAAAGAACCAAGTAAATTTTGCCCAGCTTGAGCAAAATCATCAAGATCAGCTTCAATATTAGACATACTACTAATAGGATTTTTTAATCCAGTGCTTTTTATTTTTTCACCAAGTGGTCCTACTTTATCGAATATTTCCATATTTAATCCTTATAGATATTATTAAGATCTTATTTTTATATTTATAACGGATTTCATGGGATATTCAGGAAGATATCAAGTCAAAAATAAATCAAAATACAAAGGAGATTCATCTTCGGTTGTATACAGATCGTTATGGGAGAAAGCTGCATTTAATTGGTGCGATAGTAACGATAAAGTAAAAGGATGGAGTTCAGAAGAAGTTATCATTCCATATTACTATGACGTTGATAAAAAGTATCACAAATACTATGTTGATTTAAAAATAGTGTTTGAAGAAAAAACGATCTTAGTTGAAATAAAACCAGAAAAAGAAACTGTTCCACCAGTAAGT